AGTCTGTGCGGCAGTCATGCCGACACTTTTCTGCTGCGCTTCGATGGCGCGCAGTTGGTCCAGGTAACCTCTTAGTTTCTGTGGATCCAATCCTCGCTGCCGCGCCAGTTCTTCGTAATACTCCGCGCTGGTGCGGCTGCCGGTCTGCATCGCAACTGCTGTCCTCTGGATGGCAGCGATGATGCTACGCTCCGCGCGTGTCACTTGGGCGGCGGACCGATCGGCGCCGGCGCCAACACCATCGACGGCATCTTGCGCGCGCTTGCCCGCCCTCTCCACCGTGGTTGACATGGTGGTAGCCTGGCGGCCGATCTCGTTGAAGCCCTCGCGGGTTTTGGTCGTGTCGACTTCCGCGACAAGCTGCACGCGTCGTTCTTCCGTCATTTGGCCTGCTCCCTGTTTTCCTGCATCTGGTCGAGTGCCGCGAATTCCATGATCTGGATATCCGCCTCCCACCGGGCGTACTCATCTGGCGATAAATTCATCCGATCAAGCTTTCGATACAGGATGTTGTAATCCAATCCCACGAGCCCATTCGGGCCAACGCGCCACTGGGATTGCAGGAAGCAAAAAAGCAACCAGACAGGCTGATTTTCAGGCCATATCTCGATCTCTGATTTGCTTCCATTGGCAGCGATCACGGCGGCGATGAATGGGTTGCTGTCCTGTTGCTTGCTCGCCGTTCGGTAATATGCCGCCGCGGCCGCCTTTAGTTTCCCAGGCGCCCCTCAGTCATCGCTTCCCGGTAGGCCGCGATGATGGTCTGTGCGGCTTGCGGCACTTCATCAACCAACTGCAGCACGGCTTCACGGTCGAACGGAATGTCGAGGTTCCAGCCTTGCACTGCCCCCATGATGAAATCGGCCTGGCTGGCGGACTTCTTGCCTTGAATTTCGGCCTCGGGCATGCCCAGATCGAGCGAGACGCCCTCTTCTTTCTGCTCGGACGCCTTGGCCTTCATGGCCGCAAGTTCAGCTTCCGCAGCCTCTTTAATGGCGGCGGAGCGTTTGTCAACAAACTCTGCATACTCGGAACGAGTACGGTAGATGAAATTAACCTCGATACTTCCGACCGTGCCATCCAGCATGGGGAAGTCCAGTTCTTTAGAGATATGCTTTGGCGGTTTGCCGAGGATCAGTTTTGCCATGGTATGTGTTCCTTTCGCGGGAGGAGGGGTGTGCTAGTACCGGCCAGCGCGCCCGCGAAGGCGACACTGACCGGCCTATGCCCAGTTGCGGCTTTCGCCGGATTAGTAGGACATCACGCGGCCCAGGAACGTCAGGGCGGCGCTGACGGTGTTGACCTGGTTGGCGTTCAGTTGGGGCACTTCGGAAACGCTCATGTAGCCATAGCCGTAGGTCACGGCGCCGCCGGTAATCACCTGCTTGAAGGCGACTTTGGACAAGACGCGGGAGATTCCGAGCATGGTGTTGTAGTTGGCATTCGCCGCATCGTGACCCAACGACAGGGTGATGCTGGTCGCGTTGAAGCCGGTCGGGATGTTGATGGAGTTGCGCTTTGCCAGCGGGGAGACCTCGGTAAAGCGCGCATCACCACCCGAGCTGGAGATGGTCAGCACTTGCGGGATCGACACCCAGGAGGAAATCTTCTGGGCACTGCCGGTACCGGAGCCGGCCGGGAAGAAGCCCGTATTGCTGGTGTCGAGGCCGGTGATGCTGAACGAGTTCGCGTCTACCACGGTGATCTTGTAGACGGAATCGGTTGCATCCTCCCAACCGGAGGTCAGCAGGATTTCATCACCGGTCGCGTAACCGTGGGCGGTGCAAGTTGCTACCGCCGGATTGGCGTTCGTCAGTGCGGTGATGGTCTTCGCAGCTGCGAAGGTCTGGGAGAACTGCTGCAGACTCCCCTCGGGGAAGTAATAAGCCATAGTAGCCCTTTCTGTGGACGAAAAAAAACCGCCTGCGGCGGAAGGAGACGCCCGTAACGGGCAGAAAAAAGGCCCGTTCTACCGGGCCGGATACATCAGGTGCGGTCGCACCAAATCCTGAAGTCCTGTCGGCTGGAATACAGCGGAATGTCGGCATCGAAGTCCGATGCGGCGGCGGAGCGTGGTTTTGCCGTGAAGTCGGTCGCCACGATCAGCGCGGCCTCGATCTGCTTGATCAACGCCTTGGCTTCGCCGCGCGTGTCCGACCAGACGGTGATCTGCATTTCGGCGTTTTCGGCGTTCGGCACATCGCGGGCCAGCGGGTTGATCACGTCGCCGCCGATCTGCTGGTAGGTGACATATGGCCGTGCGGTGCCATTCGGAGCGAAATCCGGATAGGCGCGCGGGCATACGCCTTTCAGCAACGCGGTGAGCTTACTTTCCAGTGCCACGATTGATAATCTCCAGCAGTTTGACTTCCGCCGCCAGTTGCGCAAGCGGGAAAGCCGATTGCGCCTTGCGCATGAATGAGCGGGCTGCAACCTGTTTCGGCGTGGCCAGCGCCACGTAATAGGCGGCCTTGGTGGCGGGCGAGGCTTTTGGCCCTGGCGCCGGCTTGCCGCGCATCGACGGGCGCACAGCGGTGTACCAGTTGCCATCTTTGCCGACATACGAGGCAAAGCGCTGCATGTAGCCGAATTCCACCAGATGGCCGTGCGGCGCCTTGCGCGGGTTCCAGCTCACGTGGTAGGTGGCATGGCCGGGGCCGCTGTTGGCTTTCGAGAATGCCTGGTAAATCGATTGGTCAAGGTTGCCGGTCCTGCGACCAATGGCTGCCACGTTGCGCTTTGCCTCGTCATAGAGCACTTGGGCTGCGGCTTGGGCAGCGGGCCTGGAGCCGGACTCGGCGGCATCCCCCATCGCATCAAGCAGTCCATGCAGCCCTGCCAGGTCAACTTTCAGGAACGTCAAGACAGCACCTTGCAGGTCAGGTCCATCCACACGCGGCCGTTCTCGTCGGGCAAGACGGCTTCGATGTTGTAGATTTTTGAGCCATGCACCACCCGCATTCCCGCATTCAGGCCCGTGCGGTAACGGATACGGATTGACGCGGTGACCACGGACAAATCCGCCCCGCCCTTCAGTGCAGTCATTCCGTTCATGTGGCGAATATCCGCCCAGGGCGAGGCGACGGTTTCCCACGTGTCCAGCGGCTGGCCAAGGTCGTCAGTGCCGGCTACGCGGGCCTGAACTTCAATCTTGTGCCTCAGCGTGCTTGAAAGACTCATGCGTACACCATATAGCGGTCCAGCAACCGGTCGAGGAACGAGTTTTGCAGAACCACCCGGTCCAGCTTGACCACGGGGTCATATTGCTCGCGCAGCTTGGCGATCAGATAGAGCTTGATCCCTTCCGGCACCGAAGCCTCGGTCGCGCCGTAGCCACAGGTGTAGTCCACTGTCACAGCGTTGATTTCGCCGCTGGCTGCCGGCCACGACTTTCCGCGGGCGGGCACCACATAGGCCGGCTCACTCACGCTGTCGAGGACATAATCTGCCGGGTCAAGGATCTGGATGGCGGCGGCCTCGTCGAGGAATCGCAATTGAGTTACGGCCGCCACCGGCGGATGCGGCAGCTCAATCGCTTCCGGAAACGCGTCGAGCGTTACGCGCCAAGCCTGGTTGATGAAGGCGCGGCCCGTGTAATGCTCCGCATGCGCCACGACACCGGCAACCCAGACCGCTACCATGCCGTCCTGATCCGCCGTGTCGATTTTCAGTGCATCCTTTGCCGCCTCCAGGCTCAGAGCCAAGGCCGCAGGCGGAGTAATCAGTCGAGCTGTCATCGTTGGTTTTCCTGTAGTGCTGCCGGGCGGCGACCACCGCTGGCGGCGGGCCGGGCCATGGATTCAGTGCGGCGCGGTGTGTACCCCTCGCCCGACGGAGCACGGGCAAATTGCGAGGTATAGGTGATGGACGGGGCCCAGCCGGTTATGACCAGCGTGCCAGCATCAGGGACGTCATACTGCGCAGCGGCCTGCACAACCGTTGGCGCGAACCCCGCTATCGCAAAAGAACCAGTATCCGGTTGAACTTGCTGGTGTCTTGTGTGCGTGACCAAGGGGGCATAGCCAGTCAGCCAGAGGTCACCAGCGCCCGCGATGACAGACTGATTCGTCATGCGCGTAACTGTCGGCGCGTGTCCCATGAGTGCCATTGCGCCCGCATCAGGGCTTACATTGACATCTGTGCCTGCGCTATCCTCCCCTTCGACATAGCCGATCCCAGAGAAAATGCGCTGCCCCGCGTAGCCTGTCTCAATGTAGCCGATACCAGGCACGATACGCTGGGCCATTACACGCTCCGCACGATGGGTTCCGCGTACACCGTCATGCTGCCCTTGGCCGACACGATCTCCACGTAAATCAGGCCGGCTTGCTGCGGCGTCATAGTCAGCTCCAGGCGTTGCTTGTTCGGGTTGCTCATGCCCGTGGCCGTCCACGTGCTGCTACTGGAAGGATGGGCCGCGGGCGATGCCACGATGCCGCGTGCGCCGGAGACGCTGCTGCCCAGCGGCGTGTCGGACGATCCCGGGTAGCGCGCCTCCAGCCAGATGTCCTCGTTGGTCAGGCCGGCCGCACTGTCACGCAGGATGTCCACGGACAGCGTGATCGCGCTGCCTACCACGTCGTTGATGTAATGCAGCGTTGGCGAGCGGAAGCGACCGACATGGAAATTGGCGCTGGATGTCGTGGCGATCTTCCACGACAGTTCGGTGCCATCGGCCCAGTCGCCGGCATCGGCAGCGCGCACCAGGGTCGTTTCGTCGCGCAACTCGCCGCTGAACTCGCGTACGCGCAGTCGGTACTTGGTGTTGCCCGAATCGCAGTTCCACATTTCAATGCGTGCACCGGCGGTCATGGCGCCGTTGTGCAGGTCGCCCGTCCAGCTGGCTGGCAGCTTGCAATCACACGCCACCACATGCGAGGTTGAGCCTGCCGTCACCAGATAGAAGCCAGAGGAGAGATTCGACAGGTCGAGGTTGCGCAGTTCGATTTCCGCCTGGCGTGCTGTGCCAGGATTGATCAGCGCGACAGGGGTGGGACTGCCGGACAGGACACTGCCACCCACCCAGCGGAAATGATCGCCGTTGGTCTGGATGCCGAGCGACGATGTGCTGCCGA